ACGCCACCTTATTGCTTACGGCATGAGCCCAGTTGTTATCCGCTGGAACTCTAAGGATGAGCGGCCAACGTGGCAGATCCGCCACCCACTTGAAACGTACCCATCTATTGACATTATGCCGGGTCAGGTTAAGCCGAAGGACGTAATTTTTGCGTATCGGAGGTCTGTAGGTTGGCTTCGCAGCATGGGTTATGCAATGCAGGTTGCCGCGCTTACGGGCAAGTTTGATGTTCCCAATGACGCGTCAATGCTGCTCATTGAGTACGTGGATCCGTACTGCACTCAGTTGATTCTTTCCGGATATCAGGAAGATAACCCGTATTACGTGCAGCCAGTCTTTGACGATCCCGGCAAAATGAAGGGCATTCTTCTTGAGTATGTAGACAACATGTCTATGGAGATGCCTGCCGCTATCCCAATGCGTATTACTCTTGATGGCGCAGCGGGACAGTTCGACAACATGGTCGGCATGTACTACATGCAGGCACGGCTTATGGCGCTTGAGACGATTGCGGTTGAGAAGGGCATTTTCCCTGACACGTATCTGGTTAGTCGTCCGGGTGAAGTGGGCCGTTTCCTTGACGGACCCCATGATGGCCGCACAGGAATGGTCAATATCATTGCTGGTGGTGACATCAGGGAAATTCAGTCGCAACCGGGTTACCTCACAAACCCAACCATTGACCGGCTGGAAAGGAATGCGCGTGTTACCGCTGGCATCCCCGCTGAATTTGGCGGCGAGTCCTCAACAAATATTCGTACTGGCAGGCGCGGCGACGCAGTTCTTTCCGCTGTCATCGACTATCCGGTAGCAGAAGCGCAGGAAACGTTCGCTTTTTCGCTTGAAGAAGAGGACGAAATTGCTATTAGCCTTGCTAAGGCTTACGCGGGTGAAAAAACGCTTAGCCTGTATACGGGTACTGGCAATGCAACGCGGGCTGTCAAGTTTATTCCAAATCGCGTGTTCCCTGATGACGAGCATGTGGTGTCGTATCCTGCTACAGGCACGGATGTTAATAGCCTGATTATTGGCCTTGGGCAGCGAATTGGTCTTGGCATTATGTCGAAGGAAACTGCGGCAAGCCTTGATCCGTTTATTGATAATCCTGAGGTTGAGAAGGACCGGATTACTGCTGAGGGTCTTGAGCAGGCGCTGGTGGCGTCTATTCAGCAGCAGGCTGCTTCTGGTCAGATTCCTCCGTTGATGCTGGCTAAGATTATGCAGATTGTTAAGGATGACCGGCTGGAACTTGCTGAGGCGCTTAACAAGGTGACTGAGGATGCGGCTCGTGAGCAGCAGAAGGCTCAGGAAGAACAGATGATGCAGCAGCAGATGAACCCAGAGCAGGCTATGGCTGGGGCAACGATGCAGGCGATGATGGGGCCGCAGGCGGCAGCGGAGATGCAGTCTCCTATTCCGGGGCCGGGTCAGGGCATGGAAGACCTTGGCGCTCTTCTAGGAGCGTTGCGTAGGCCTGCTATGACTGTGCAGCCTATGCGGGGCGCTGAGAGAGGGGCTATCTGATGCCTCGTGGTGGGAAGCGGCAGGGCACGCAGGGTAAGGCGTACTCTAACCGCACTGATCTTGCACAAAATTATGGCCGTCAGGGTTCTCCAGCGGCAGGGGGAATGCAGGCCCCAGCCCAGCAGCAGCCGTATATGGGTCCGCTAGTGGGCGCTGATGAGGTCCCTAATCTTGGTGATCCGACTGCCCGTCCGATGGAGCCTGTGACTGCTGGTCTTGCAATGGGTATGGGTCCGGGGCCAGAGGCTCTTGGCCCGCTTCCCCCTTCTCCAATGGATCCAGTGCGTCAAGCGGTACAGGCATTGATGCTTATTTCACCTAACCCTGATCTTGTTCGCATTCTTAATCGTCTTGATTACGAAGGACGCTAATGTCAACGTACTCTGAGGAACTGCTTGACGAGACTGGTGGCCGTGTACGCGGACAGTATGGCGATCTTGTTGAAGAAGAAAAGCAGCAACCGGGGTGGGGCAGTTCTTTTACTGTTGGTGAAGGTCTAGGCGATATTGACCTTAGCGACAAGCCTGTCATCATGTCTAAGGGGTTTGCTCGCGAGTTTTATTGGAACGGCCCTTCATACAATGCTTGGGATCATCACCAAGTCGAAATGAATCAGATTCAGGCTGTTGTTGATAATTACTCTGATCCTCGTAAGAAGGCAACGCTTGATTCATTTCAGAATCTGCTGAGCCGTTATGGTCACACAAACTCTCCCGGTGTGCTGTGGGCTATGGCGCAGTCGGGACTTAATCCTGATTCGCCAGCACTTCAGGGATTGCTTAAGCAAGACGCTAAAGCATCTCAGGCTGATTATTCTTCTCTTGCCCCCACTACAGCCTCAGCGGTGACACCGGAGGAAGTAGAAGATGAAGGCACTATGTGGGCTCCCGCCCAGTGGCTGACTCGGAATGCTTTTGCTGCTTTGTCTATGCCTGTTGAGGCTGTACAGGGTTCTGTGCGTCAGGTGGGTGGAGCATTTGCTGAAGCGGCAGGGAATCTTACTCCTGAGTCTGCGCTAGGGGCTGCTCGTACTGCTGTTGCTTCTGGTCTTTCTTTGTCTCCTATTCTTGCTCCTTTTGTTGATGGTGTTCTTGTTCCGGATGAAGAGTTTCAGAATCCGTGGGAGCAGACGTATGGCGGGCAGACATTGCTTGCTGCCGCACGTAACCCTGAGAATCTTCTTAATCCGTTTAACCCCGCTTATGGAACGCAGCAGGCTGGTATTGATACGCAGGCTGCGGAAAAACTGCTACAGGATGATCCTCGTTATTCTGAGCAGCGACAGATTGTCATGGATGATCCGTCGCAGTTGAATAGCGTGGTTACGCGTATTGCTGAAGAAAACGAACTGTATGGTGGACCGGGCTGGTTTATTGAGGAAACGTCTGAGGTTGGCAAGCAGCAGGTTAAGGCAACGTTTGATGCGTGGACGATTCCGGGGCCGGATGATTCTCGTGAAGCGTGGACACTTGGTCGCGGCATTATTGGCGCGCTTGCTGGTCCGGACTGGTCTGGTTACAGCACGGCTTCTGGGTTAATTGATGCTGTTGCTCTTATTGCTGGTGATCCTACTGTTATTGGTTCAAAGTTTAATGTGTTGGGTAAAACCATTCGTGGGGCCGGGATGCTGGCGTCTGCTGCTGGTGAGGCAAAGCGAGCGGGTGATGTTGTTGCTGGTCTTCAGTATGTGACTGATGCGGGCAGGACGCTTGGCCGCGCTGAACGGGCTTTGACGTTTGGCCGTGAGGCTAAGAAAGTTCGGTCTGCTACAGCGGCAATGAATCGGAATGTTAATAAGTTTGTTGCTGACTACAACAAGTTGGCTGCTCAACCGGGCGGTCCTCTTGAGGGGAAGACTCTTACTGCTGCGGATTTTGAGTCTATGCCTAAGACGGATCAGGCTGAGGCTGTTCGTCAAATGCGCGAAGCACAGTTGGCTAAAGAAGCATATGACTCTGCTATGCCATCTGTTACTGGTGTAGCCCAGTATGCGGCTGGAGAGCGGGTTGCTCAAGCCCGTTTGAATATTTTTACTAATGGTCGTGATGTTGTTGGTTCCGATTTGGACCGACTTGAGAAGACTGTTTCTCTTTGGGACCAATATGAGGAAGCCGCTACGTTGGCTCGACCTAAGAATGGATCTGTTTATAGCCCCGTCAAAATGCAGCGGTGGTTTGACAGTCTTGACCCCGAGGATCAGGACATTCTTCTTGAGTCTGCTGCGCATGTAAATAAGTTGCTAAAGCGGAAGAAGATTGATGTTGAGAATGATCCGCTGATTGCTGAGAAGATTTTTAGTAAGGCTAGAGAGTATTACGGAAAGAAATTGGATTCTGCTACTAAGCAGCAGGAACTTTTTTTTGCGGATCAGGTTGATGAGCAGGCTGCTCGCTTGATTTTGTCTAATCAGGCTGAGCGTGCAGTCAACGAACTTGAAAACATTAACTATGTTGGCGTGATTGTTCCTGATCAGATTGATCCTGAGAATCTAACGGCTATGCAGCGGGGCCTGTATAACGGCAACGATGTGATTATGGGGTGGAAGCAGAACGAGGTTCCCGTCTACAAGAACGCTGGCGATAAGATTACTGAAGAAGAGGCTGCTGTTCTTGCTAGTTTTATTGATGAGATTGCTCAGCGTGAAGGAGCAATTTTTGAACCTTTTGGTTTGTCGCCTGAAGAGTTGGACGCTCTCCCCGGAACTATCGCTAAGCAGATTGAAAGCATTGAGAACCCATTTGAATACCTGAAGGAACTGGTAAGCAAGCAGGACACTACTTACGCTGGTGTTTTGGACGCTATGCAACAGCGGGGGCTTGGTTACGAGTTTGGTGAATTTGTAACAAACCAAGGATGGGATGCTCTTTGGGGGGTAAACCGTAGGTACGGTAACGGCGCGTGGTTCCCTGAAACGTCGCTGACTGAAATTTACAAATTCCCTGATAGTGCTCTTCAAAATGCTGAGCAGGCTGCGGGCATGCTGGATGACATGGACGCGTTTCTTGCAGCACTCCCACGTACCGCAGAGCCTGTCGGTTTGTTTAGTATGAGCCGTGAGCAGATTGATGATCTGATTCTTGATAGCGAGCGGGCACTTACTGCGGCTCGTAACACGCGGACAACAAAGCGTAATACAGCATTGCAGATGGCGCGGGCTGGTCAGCAGCGAATTGAGGCTGGCCGTGTGTCTCTGGCGGAAAAGTTTAGTGATCCCGAGTTGGCGTTGCGGGAGATTGTCGGTTATGAGATGGGTCTTGCGCTTAGCGGGGCTAAGGGCGCGACCGTTACTCCAGATAATGTGCGCTGGTTTATGTTTGGCTCGGGTCCACTGGCTAGCGTTCGGGCGAAGGCTCTTGATGCGCTGTCATCGTTTGTGTCTGAGAAGGACATAGTTAAGTTGCAGACGCTTGCCCGCGATAGCAAGGAGTGGGCTGATATTGCTGCACCGTATGTTGGGTCGCTGCGGCAGGTTACGTCAAACAAGTGGGATTCAGAGACGTACATGGCGGTTCTTGACAACGCTATTAATGGCGGTGGTCAGGATGGCCTGATTCGTGTGCTTGCTCCGCGTCTGGGTGTTGATGTTGAGAAGGGCAGTATTCAGGCGGGGCTGAAGAAGTCAAGCAACGATGGTTTGCGTAGTTTGACTACTTGGCGTACTTCTGACGCAAAGATTAAGCGTGCCATTGCACGGCAGATGGGTGAGCGGCCCGGTGCGCGGCTTGTTCAGTTGGATAAGTCTGGCGATGTAGTGGATGCGGTTATCAAGTACGGCATGTATGCCAAGATCGCCCCGTCTAAGTTGAATGAGTACATTGGGCGAGTCACTCTTAATGATGGAACGTTTGGGGCAACAGCGGCAAATGTTGATGTCCTGAAGTCATTGTTTAATGACATTAACGATTCTCTTGTTGCTCGGTTGGATAAGTCGTCTGCTTTGTTTAAGGGAACTGCTGGTGCTGAGCGAATGGCAGTGCTTAAGGCGGCTCTGCGTGACTCTACGCGCCTATTTCTTGGTGGTGAGACAGATGCTCGCGCTGGTATTGCGGAGCGAATTGGAAGTGGCGATACTCCACTGAAGTATCTGGGTGACGACGGGGCAAGTGTTGACATTCCCGACATTATGTTTGATAGCGAACTAGCGAGTGGCTACCTATCGCTACCTAACGTTGATGACTGGCAGCAGGGTATTTCACGAGTTGGAGCGGCACTTTCACGACTTCCTGCTGTTGAAAATCTGTATGATTTTTCACGTAGGGTGTTTGACAATTTCTTCCGTACTGGTCTTCTCATTTTCCGTGGTGCGTACATTCTGCGAAATAGTGCAGAGATGCAGGTGCGGTTGTTCCTGAATGGGCATCATTCAATTTTTAATGATCCACTGTCAATGGTAGGTATTGTTCTGGGCAACCCGAAAGTTATGGGCAAGTACACGCCAAAAGGCAAGTTCTTTGATCAGTCGTTTGGTAAGTATCAGCAGACCATTCTGGGGACTGACTTTGAAGTTGGGCTAGATGAAGCGGCTGCGATTGCTAATCATGTGGAAGAGTTCTTTGCTCTTACCCGGCAGGCTAATGCTTTGACCGATCCTCGCGTATACCAGTACGGCATTCGTAAGGGTTGGCAGAAGATCGGGCTAGAGGCTGCACAGTTCCCTGCTGGTTGGGCTAATGAACTTATTACTCTTCACCGGACAGTTCTTGCACGCGCTGTTCTTGGAGATATTCCGCTGTCGGCACGCGCTGGGCGGGGAGAGCAGATCAGCGATGCGCGTGCTGTCGTGAACTGGGTTCTATCTTCCGACGAGAATGCGGTTAAGGCACGGCAGCAGTTAATTGCGGCAGATGAAAAGTATGCGCAGATTTTTAACTCCCCATCGCTAACTGAAGATTATCTGTTTAATAGCCCAAATAGCGTGCTGGCTAGGGTGCGGCAGTTCACGATGGATGACCCGGTACTTACAGGGTTTATTAAGACTGGGAAGTGGATGGATGGCCCAGACTCATTCAGCCTGAACTCTGTCCCTAATCTTAAGGATCGGGTTAAGGGGCTTCAGTCGCTTCTTCGGAAGCGGTTCTGGGAGAACGGTCAGCCGTCAAGCATGGTTGTTGACCGGATGGGCAACGGCAAAGTTATGGTTCCGTGGATTGACGGTACTGAACTGAAGAAAGGCCGTGGCTGGATTGATGGCTTCTTCGCGTTTGCCAACAAAATTGAGCGTCTAGGTACGGTAGGGCCAGAGTTTCGTATGGCGTATTGGGACAGGATGGCGCAGATCCTGCCCGGTCTGTCGGCTGAGTACGTTGATGACGCTATGAAAGCCGCTGAAACTACTCTTAGCAGTATTCAAAAAATTCAGGGCGGGAAGTTTGTTAATGTCGGTAGCAAGCATCCCGCGTGGAAGGCTTTGGATAAGGCCAAGAAGGATAATTCTGGTGGCATGCTGACGCTCCAAGAAGCGCACGATATTGCAATGGATTATGCAGCGCAGGAAGTAAAGGGCTTGTTCTACGATGCGGCTCGTAGAAATAACTTCTGGGCTGCTACTCGCCTGATTTTCCCGTTTGGTCAGGCATGGGGTAATACGGTTACTGAGTGGAGCAAGTTGGCCGCAAAGAATCCGATTCGTGTGTATGAGGCGCAGCGGGCTTTTAATGCAGCGATGATGCCGGGTTCTGCTGAATTGTATGACCTTGGATCAGCGGCTGGTTTGTATGGAGATTATGAAGAGGGATACGCCCCGTGGGATCAGGATCCTAATGGTGGTTTCTTCTTCCAGAACCAGTTTGGTGATTACGATTTTGTGATGCCGCTTGCTGGCAGAATGCAGGGATTTGCTTCTGGTTCACTGGCGTGGGCTCAGGGACTTGGGTTTAATTCTCCTGCTCTTGATGTTTCTTCGCCTATTTCTTCTGCAAACCTTGCTCTTGGTGGCGCTGAAGATAATCCGATTGCTGGCGTTAGCCCGCTGGTGGGTATGGGTATTAATCTTCTGCCTGATGAGGATGTCATTGAGAACCTTCAGGCCATGTCACAGCCGTTTGGTCCACAAACAGTTTTAGAGAACATTGTTCCTGCATGGGCACAAGGCGCTATTGCTGGAGTCGGCGCTATCCCAATTGTTGGTGAAGCAATCGGTCCTGCTATTTCTTCTTTGGCCCCATCTCGCAAAAACAAGGAAGTTGTTGAGGCTGTCTCAATTCTTGCAAGCAGTGGAAGATACGATCTTACTGACCCAGTGAGTGTGGCTGCTCTTAAGGAAGACGCTACTGCTCTTGGAAACTCGTTCCTATTTATTAGTGGGTTAGGCCAGAACATTAGCCCGACTTCTCCTCGCCCCCAGTATTCGGTCACAGGAGAAACTATTGATTTGCCGGTGTCTCAACAGGAAGCGCTTAAGGATTCAGAAATTGGCCTTGGCGTGTTTTCTCGACTGTATCCGTTGTACCTAACGGAGAACGGTGGAGATTCTGTGGCAGCCAAGGAAGACATGCTGAAGGATTTTGGTCCTGCGGTTGTGTTTGCTTTGACAATGAATCGTAAGGGTTGGTCGCGGGTTCCTTCTTCTGAGGCTCGGCAGTGGGCGCGTGCAACTGATGAGAATAAGGAAATTGCTGGGGCTTACCCAGATGAGTTCTCGCTGTTCTTCCCAGAGGGTGATCCGCGTGACGCTACTGCGCGTGCGTGGATTGAGAGTATTACTCAGGAGGAGCGGGGTTTCCGGTCGTCTGAGGATGTTGTGAATGACGTGATTTCTATGCTGCTGCGGGTGGAGCGGCAGGGTCTTGAGGCGATGTATAACGCTGACAAGATTAATAAGCCTACTTACGAGGCAGCCATTAGTGATCTTAAGGAAAAGTATAAGGACACTAATGCTGGTGTTGAGTTTAATTCACAGACTGCAACTCAGCGGCTAGAGCGGATCAAGGGAATGTATGACCGCTCCCAGTCAATCCAGCAGACAGAAAACGGTCGCACATTTGCGCAGGCGTGGGCGTACCGTGACTCTGCTCTTGGTGCTGCCCGCACCCAGACCGGCCAACCTGACACGACGCTGGGTGGGAAAGGCGTTGCCGCTATTAAGGCAGCGTATATTGATGACCTGAATGACTTGCTGTTGCAGAACCCTAATTTCAAGGTTCTTCATAACATGATGATCAAGGAGTGGGACTGATGGTTGTTATGAATATGGCTAATAACCGGATGAGCCCTACCGCTGCGGACTACGCTCTGGAGAAGTCAGTTCTTCCGGGTTATTCAGCGCTGGCAATCATGCCAACTCTTACGCCTATTCCCGATCCTAATTTCAGCGCGTATGAGATGGCTCGTCAGCGTGAGCAGCAGCGCATAATGAATATTCAGATGGCGCAGCAGAGTATTGCAACGGCACAAAGGTCAATGCCGCCTGTTGGGATGTTTCCTGAGCGGGATTTTTCTGGTATGTCAACTCCGCCTGCTGCGTTTACGCAGACAGGGATGCCTGCTCTTGCTGGCGTTGAGGACCGTGTTCAGGGTCCTGCTATGCCGGGGCAAACATCTGCTCCTCCGGTGAAGCCTTCTATGTCTGTTCCTACTGCTGATTTTCTGCAAAAGGAAACGGTGGGTGTTGAGGATGCTGAGTGGGGTTCCCCGATGCAGTATCCCGTTACTGCTGACCAGTTGGTGAGTCAGTACACGAGTGATCCTGCTATTCGCGGGATGATTGGTAGTTTGCAGCGGCAGGCGTATGGGGACATTATTGAGACGTTTGGTGGTGCCCCAATTTATGACAATACTCAGCAGAAGTATTGGGGTATCAGCGCTGATATGCAGGCTGCCGGGTATTTGGCCCCTATGGGTATGCCGAATATGGTGCCGGGTCCGGATGCTACCGAGGAAGAGAAGTTGGCGTATCAAGAGAAGGTGCGCCAGTCTTATCAGGCTCCTCGTTACCGGATTGGTAGCGAGATCCAGATTCTTGGAAATATGGATAAGAACTCTATTTTTAAGTTGCAGAAGCGGATGGCGGCTGCTCGTCTTCTTCCTGAGAATTATGCGATTATTCCGGGCGTTCTTCAGCCAGAAGAATACTCAACATTTACTGCCATTTTGGGCCGTGCGAATATTAGTGGTTACGAGTTTGAAGATGTCCTGACTATGCGAATTGCTCAGGTTAAAGAGTTGAAGGAGCGAGAGAAGCAGCGTAGAGCGGCTGGTGGGGGAGGCGGTCCTACTACTCGTCAGGTCAATATTCAGTACACGCAGACAAGCCTTGCTCAGGGACGTTCTCTTCTTGCCGGTGTGCTTCGTGATGCTCTTGGCCGTCCTCCGTCTGAGTCTGAGTTGGCTGAGTTTATGGCACGGCTGAATGCTGCGGAGAATAAGTCTCCTGTGCGGACGGTAACGAATTATGTTCGTTCTGGCGGGACGACTACTGCTACGTCTCGTACTCGCCCGTCTGGGGTGGATCCTGATCAGATGGCGCGTGAGTTTGCGTCTGAGATTTCTGGTGGGGATGAGATGGCTGGGTATCAGGTGAATAGGTTTATGGAGATGCTGGTGGCTCGTTTGATGGGAGCGCAGAATGCCTGAGGATAAGCCGAAGCGGGGCACTAATGCGCGTAAGCAGAATGTTCAGACTGTTGTTACTACTTTCGACTCTGAAGGGCGTCCTGTTAAGAGCGTCTCTAGGACTCCCCTTGAGGAAGAGAGCAAGCCCGTTGAGGCTACTGGCGAATCAAAAGAGTATTACGCCAATAAGTATGGATTTTATAAAGAGATTCTTGACAAGTATCCGGAACTGAACCAGTTGATGCTGTCTGCTATTGAGGCATACAAGGCTGACGGCAAGGGCTGGACTGATCAGCGGTTCATGGATGAGTATGACCGTACTCAGTTTGCTTCAGAGCGGCAGAAGGCTGAGGAAGAGTTTGATCTTGCCGTTGAAGGTCCTAACGCTGACACGTATCTAAAGAAGGTTGATGATCAGGCTGCGGCTCTGCGTCAGTCTGCGGCTCGTCTTGGCGTGCCTCTTACTGAGGATCAGATTGCTGCTCAGGCTCGTCAGATTGTGCGCAGCAACTTGTCTCAGTCTGAGGTGGATGCGTTTTTTTCGGGCGAGTATATGCGTCTTACGACGGACACTCAGGCTGCTGAGATTGCTGGTAAACCGCTAACGGGCACTGCTTCAATTATTCAGGATCAGTTGGCTACTGCCGCATACAACTATGGTCTTACTCTGGATAACAAGATTCTTCAGCAGAAGACTGGTGAGGCTCTTGGTCAGGGGGAGCGGTGGCAGGAGTGGCTTCAGGGTCAGGAAGAGTTTTTCCGCGAGCAGGCTAAGTTGATGTATCCGGGCGCTTCCAGCCTTCTAGATCGGTACAGCCTGCGACAGGTTGCCGAGCCGTATCTGAATGAGGCCGCAAATCTTCTAGGTGTTTCTGTTGAGTCTATGGATTTGGCTGACACTAAGTGGACTGGGTTTTTGAGTGGCCCTAATGGGATTATGAGTAAAGATGAGTGGCTTCGGGTTGTAAAAACTGATCCGAAGTATGGCTGGGATAAGAGCACTAAGGCACGTCAGGAATACACTGAGATCGGTGACGAACTTCTCTCCGCATTTGGGATGGCGTGATGGCTAGGCGACTTGTTCCTAATTCGATGGGTTTGCCCATTTATGTTGATGTTCCCGATGAGCCTCGTCAACAGTATTCAATGGGTATCCCTATTCCTAGTTTCCCGTTTCCTGCTGAGACTCCTACTCCGCAGCCAACTCCTGAAACACCTGCAACCCAGTCAACCCCAGTTGCTCCAACAACAGTTACTCCTCCTCCTGCATTTTCTGCTTCACAGATGCTGGAGAATCTGCTGCGTAGCGCTTTAGGTATTAGCGGGCTGGGTAACTGGGCTGCTGATCTGTATAACCGTGGGGCTAGCGCGACGGAGATTGTGCAGGCGCTGCGGTATGGGACGGATACATCTGATGCTGGTAGGACTGCTTATCAGTCGTATTTGCAGGTGTTTCCTCGGATGGATCAGTTTCTGCGGGATGGAATTTTTACGGGGGAGAATCCTGAACTTCAGTATATTAACTATCGTAATACTGTTAAAGAGGCAGCATCTCGTTATGGCGTAGATGAGACTCTTATGACTAACGATAAGATTGCTGATTATGTGGGCGCTCGCGTATCGGCAGCGGAAATTGTAGACCGCATGAATACTGCTGCTACGGCTGTCGCTACCACCCCGGCTGAAACCTATGCGGTTCTTCAAGAGTATTACGGCATCACGGGCAATGACCTTATGTCGTTTTACCTTGACACTGACGCAACTGAAGCCATGCTTCAGAAGCGGTACACCGCTGCTCGTATTGGCACGGAGGCTGCCCGTCAGGAGTTTGGTATTAACGCTCTTGAGGCTGAGAATCTGGCACAGCGTGGCGTGTCTATTGATGAGGCAAATGTCGGGTTTGCGACAGCGGCTCGTGAGTCCACCTTCATGCAGGGCCGTGGCGAGACGGCTACGCGTGAGGACATTCTTGGATCGGCTTTTGGTAATGAGGAGGCGTCTCAAAAGGTGCGCCGGATTGCTGCTTCCCGAGCGGGCCAGTTCCAGCAGGGAGGCGCTTTTGTGGCTGAGCAAGCCGGTGTTTCTGGGCTTGGCACAGCAGCGACACGCTGATGGTTGTTTACTGAGTAAATGTGTGTATTATTAGAAGTGAGCCGAGTGCTGGCCCTCCGAAAGGGGGCGTGCTGGCCGACTCATTGCCGGTCATGGTTTGGCCTCCATGTTCCGTGTATGTGCCTTTAATTCCGCGTACTCCGTCATGGGGTGGCGTGGCTTTACAGAAACCTCCGTCTGACTACTCCCGGTTAGGCGTGTTATAGGAAAGGGAAGAGCAATGTCTGACAACTACATCAACGACGACCTTGAGTCGGACGATAGCGGTAGCAATGACCTTCGCGCTCTGCGTAAGGCTGCTGCTGACGCTAAGCGTCTGAAGGCTGAGAATGCTGAACTGGTTCGCCAGATCACGTTTGCCAAGGCTGGCATCTCTGTCGATGACCCGAAGATGAAGTATTTCGTTAAGGGCTATGACGGGGATATGGAGGTTGAGGCTATTCGTGCAGCGGCTAATGAGGCAGGGTTTCTTGCTCCGGTGCAGGCTGTTTCGTCTGAACAGAAGGTTCAGCAGCAGATGTCTCTGGAGGCTCAGGATCGTGTGATCTCCGCATCGGCGGGGGCTATTGCTGAGGATGCTTCTGAGGCAGCGGCTCTGGCCCGTATGGAGGCAGCGATGAACGAGGGCGGCGTTGACGCAATGCTGGACGTTGTTCGCCAGTACGGAATCCCCATCGCATCCGAACAGTAAAGGATAAAGAAAATGCCAGCAGGTACCGGCACTCCGGGAGCCAATCAGAACGGCCCCGCGACTAGCCCCATGTACTCGCCCGGTGAGATTGTCACCGCTGCGGGTCCGCTTTCCATCAACGCACCGGCCCCGATTGTCGACATCACCCTCGGTAGCCAGTTTGTTACCAAGGCTTACGATCTCGCGGTCTACCCGGCGCTCCGTCCCGAACTGATTTTCGACCAGTTCGCTACCGTTCGCGCGTCGAACACCACGCACCGTGGTGGTTCTGTGCGGTTCTCCTTCGTGGACGACATCGCCCAGCAGACCACCCCGCTGCTGGAGAACATCGACGTTGACTCCGTGACCCTCTCGTCCAAGGCACTCACCGTGTCGATGCGTGAGTACGGCACGGCTGTCACGAACACGGCTCTGATCCGTGGCACGTCCATGATCGCTATGGATCCGCTAATCGCTGAGCGGGTCGGCTACAACGCTGGTCTGTCGATTGACACGCTGGCCCGTACCGCCCTCGATGCGACCACGGTCACCTACGATGATGCGACGACCGCCACGGTTGGTTCCATCGGTGGCGGCAGCGGCACTTACCTGACGGGTGAGGTTCTCCGTGAGGGTGTTGCTCGCCTTCAGGCCGCTAACGTTCGCCCCGTTCGCGGTGGCGCTTACGTTGCTGTTGTCTCGCCGTATCAGGCTCAGCACCTGAAGAGCGAGTCCACGGACACCGGTTGGCGCTACACGGTTGCCCGCAATGAGGGTCGCGCTGGTAACAGCATCTTCATGGGTGAGATTGGCGAGTACGAGGGTGTTCGCATCATTGTGAACAACCACCTCACCAACCTTGGTCAGGGCTACCTGATGGGCGCTGAGGCGCTCGCTAAGGCGTACTCGACCGCTCCGGGCTTTGGCCCGAACCCGAAGACCGTTGTGTCTCCGGTTGTGGACAAGTTGCGTCGTTTCGCTTCGGTCGGCTGGTACCACCTTGTTGGTTACTCGGTCTTCCGTGCGGAGGCGCTGCTTCACATTAAGACGGACACTGGCCTGTACACGGCTCCGTGATCTGTCTGCCCCCTCCCCTTGGTATGAGCCGGGGGAGGGGGCATCCCCCTATCTTGGAGGTTGTCATGCCCGGTATGCGAAAGACAATGAGTGAGTACAAGCGGGGCACACTCAAGTCCAGCAGTGGCAAGAAGGTGACTTCCCGTAAGCAGGCTATTGCTATTGGTATGAGTTCCCAACGACGGAAGAAGAAGTAAATGCCTATGGTTCCTAAGCCGAATGTGACGGGTAAGCGTTACTCAAAGAAGACTACTTCTAAGCCTGTTCTGCTAGGTGGTGGCGCTAAGAAGGCTGCTGCTACTCGTGCGCAGGAGAAGAAGAAGGCTAAGAATAAGGTTATGGCTGAGCGGGCTACTCGTACTCACGGCAGCGCGAAGACCAAGGGCTTTGCGTTTGGTAGTAAGACGATCTGATGGCTACTCCTGCGTGGCAGCGGAAAGCGGGCAAGAACCCTAAGGGGGGCTTGAACGCTAAGGGTCGTGCGTCTTATAACCGTGCGAATCCGGGTAAGCCGGGGCTGAAGCCTCCGGTGAAGAAGGCTGAGGCTAAGAAGTCTCCGAAGTCCGCTGCCCGCAGGAAGTCTTTCTGTGCCCGCATGAGCGGGATGAAGAAGAAGTTGACGAGTGAGAAGACTCGTAATAATCCGAATAGCCGTATCAACAAGTCACTGAGGGCTTGGGACTGCTAGTGCCTCTTGACAGTTTTGTCACTAAATCCTATGCGAAGGGGAAGACAATGCCGATGGTAAATGGGAAGAAGTTTCCGTACACGAAGGCTGGGATGGCTGCTGCGAAGAAGGCTGCCGCTAAGAAGATGGCTAAGCCGATGAGCAAGAAGAAGCCCATGAAGCGTGGAATGAAGTAAGTGACTTACACGAATCCCGGTATGCGGGAGCGGATCAAGAACCGGATCATGGCTGGCTCCAAAGGGGGCAAGCCCGGTCAGTGGTCTGCGCGTAAGGCACAACTGCTGGCAGCGGAATACAAGAAGTCTGGCGGCGGGTACAGCGGTGGGAAGACGAAGGCGCAGAAGTCTTTGTCGAAGTGGACGGGTGAGAAGTGGCGCACGTCTGATGGTTCTAAGAGTGAGGGCAAGAAGCGGTATCTGCCTGACAAGGCTTGGAAGGCTCTGACCCCGGCTGAGAAGCGGGCTACGAATGCCGCTAAGGCAGCGGGGAATCGTAAGGGTAAGCAGTTTGTGGCTCAGCCTAAGAAGGTTGCGAAGAAGGCGGCGAGGTTCCGGTGACGGTTCAGGTGCAGTTGCTGGGTAGGGGCACGTATGGTCCGCGTGCCTCTATCGGCCCCGGCGTGTCACCTTTGTGGCAGTTCTTTCTCAGCCCCCCGGCTCAGAACAGTGTGATTGTGTATAACGATGGGTCGGTGGTTGAGCGTGAAACGTTTGAGAACGACGACATTACTGATCCTGACGTTCACACTTTCATTCTGGGTGGGACTGACTATCGGACAGACGTGGGTTCGTTTGAATACACGGCCCTGACGGCGGCTGGGTACACTTGGAGGAACGTTTACACGGGTAACGTGTATGCGGAAGACTATGACACGCAGTACAACTAGGAGCCTGTGATGCCTCTCCCTACCCCGAATAAGACACCGGGTGATGGTGCTCCTGCCGATGATATTAACCTGATCATTGAGGCTATTAATACGCTTCAGGGTGAGGTGGATAATATTCCCGCTGGCCCTCAGGGTCCGCAGGGTGAGCCGGGTACGCCGGGTGCTGCTGGTGCTAATGCTTCGGTAACGGTTGGGTCTACGACGACTGGTGCTGCTGGGTCGTCGGCTGCGGTGACGAATAGTGGTACGGCGCAGAACGCGATTTTTGAGTTCACTATTCCGCAGGGTATTACTGGCGCTACGGGTGCTACGGGCGCTCAGGGTCCTATCGGGCCTACGGGTCCTCAGGGTCCTATCGGTCCTCCCGGTGAGGCCGCTAATCTTTCTACCGCTACTCCGCAGTCGCTGGGTACGGCTTCTCCCGGTAGTGACACGGAGGCGTCTCGCTCTGACCATGTGCATCCGTTGCCGTCAGCGGCACAGGTTGGTGCCGATCCGGCTGGGTCTGCTGCTGCTGTTAACTCTACGTTGTCTTCTCATACGGCGGCGACGACTTCGGTTCATGGGATTAGCAATACTGCGAATCTGGTGTATACGAATGATTCTCGTCTGACTGATGCTCGGACGCCTACGGCTCACGCTAGTACGCATGGGGCTGCTGGTGGTGATCCGATTACGATTACTGCCGCTCAGGTTACGGGTACAGCGGTTTTGGATAATGATGCGCGGTTGACTAATGCGCGTACTCCTACCGCTCATGCCGCTAGTCATGGGGTGTCGGGGTCGGATGCGATTACTGTCGCGCAGTCTCAGGTCACGAACCTGACAACGGATCTGTCGGGTAAGGCGTCTACGACTGATTTGTCGAATCATACGTCTGCGACGACGAGTGTTCACGGGATTAGTAACACGGCGAATCTTGTGTATACGAGTGATTCGCGGTTGTCGGATCAGCGGACGCCTCTTGATGGTTCGGTGACGACGGCGAAGATTGTTGACGCGAATGTCACGAACGCGAAACTGGCGAACAGCAGCATCACGATTAATGGGTCTGCTGTGTCGCTGGGTGGGTCGGTGACGATCAGTGGGCTTCCGGATCAGGCTGGTAATGCTGGCGAGTATTTGACTACGGATGGCACGACTGCCTCGTGGGCTCCTATTGTTACTGATCCGACTCCGACTCTGTTCCTTCTTGGAGGCATGTAGTGGCTACCATGCGGGACCTTGTTTCCGACGTGCGCAGGCGCGTGTACGGGAGCATGACGGAGAATGTGAACCTTGTGCAGGTGTCTGCTAGTGCTGGGCAGACGAGCCTGCAACTGGAACTTGGGGTGGACGGTATTCAGAAGGGGATGCTGCTGTCGTCTGGCCTGAATGTGTGGTTTGTGAAGGGCGTGTACGCGAACGACAACACGGTGTTTGTGATTCCCGGCTATGACGGTTCCCCGCAGCAGGCAGTGACAGCGGGTGACATGGTTTATGTGCGGCCCCGCATGACGGACTGGTTTGCGTTCAATGCCTTGAATGATGTGCTGCGCCGCCTGTCGAGTCCTGAGAATGGTCTTTACAAGATTGGTACGTGGACTGCTGAGGTTGATGCCACGTATCAGACGTATGTGGTTCCGACTGCCGCTGAGGGTATGACGAATATTCTGCGGGTGCGGTGGCGTGTGCCGGGTACGACGGATGTGTGGACGGATCTGCCTGACCGTATGTGGCGGTGGGTGTATTCCGCTGACCAGAATGTGATCCGTATTCTGCGGAACATTCCTAGCGGTACGGATGTGGAGTTCACGTATAAGGCTCCGTTTACGTTGGCGACGAGTTTGAGTACTGACCCTGTGGCGACGTGTGGGCTTACGGAGTCGATGCTGGACATTCCGGCGCTTGGTGCTGCGGCGATGCTGCTGCGGACGACGGAGGCGCGTAGGACTCAGGTGTCTACTCAGGGTGATTCGCGTCGTCCGGAGGAGGTGCCGGTGACAGCGAATTCGTCTATTGCGTCTCAACTGGATCGGGAGTTTAAGAACCGGGTTCAGGAGGAGATGATTCGTTTGGTGACTCGTATCCCGATTTATCGGGGAGTGTAGTTGTCTACACAGATTACGCGGGAGTTTGATGAGCCGTTCTACGGGAACGGTGTAGAGGGCACGTCCGCTATCGGTAATCTTGGCGGGTCACAGGTCGCTATCAATGGCCGGGTGTATCCGATTGATGTTGCGTCGAATAGGTATACGCAGCGGTCGCTTGATGTTTTGCAACAGCGGAACACGACGGATAACCGGGATCTTCTGTTGCTGCCGCAGAATGTGTGGCGTCAGCAGACGAATAACTGGAAGTCTGGTGCGGGCCAGTCGAACCTTGACCGGGATGATGCGATCCAGTCACGGTATGAGGATTCGTTTGGTATTGATCCGTGGACTGAATGGCAGATGAGCCTGCTGCCTGAGACTCTTGAGTTGCGTGCTACTACGGGCCAGACGTGGCTGACGTTGCACAGCGGGTATCTCGTTGTGATCAACAGTAATTACACGTACTGGTATGAGGATTTTGGTACGTTGACGGCGAGTGTGACGTTGGGGTCCGCTCCGATTATTAGTGTCGCTGATCGTGGCAATATTATGCTGGGGTTGAATAACGCTGGCTACATTTACGAGTTGGATTCGCCTACGGGTACGGCTGCGTTGTATCACAATAATGCGTTGACGGATGCGACTTTTATTACGTGGACGAAGGATTACCTGCTGTGTGGTCAGGCGAATGTCCTGAAGTGGGTGAAGAAGGGCAATCAGGCGACCACGATTTTCACGCATCCTGATGACGAGTTTCGTTGGGTGGCGGCGTGTGGCGGTCCTCAGGCTATTTACCTGCTGGGTGGTTTCGGGGACAAGTGGGTTGTTCACAAGGTGACGATTAAGGATGACGGCACTGGCCTGAATCCTTGTATTGTGGCGGTGGAGTTGCCTGATGGGGAGATCGGTTACGAGATCGAAGCCTATCTGGGGTATGTGTTTATTGGGACGGATAAGGGTGTCCGGATGGCTCAGCCAGCGGACAACGGTGATCTGACTCTCGGCGCGATCATTCCTACGGTTGAGCCGGTGAAGTGTTTCGAGGGTCAGGACAGGTTTGTGTGGTATGGGATCGACAGCATGGATCCCGCTTACACGGCGGTGAATAATGATGCTGGGGATGTGTTTCCCGCTAATCCTGTGCCGGGTCTTGGGCGTCTTGACTTGTCTACGTTTACGACGACTGCTTTGACTCCCGCGTATGCGAATGATGTGGCGGTGTGGTCTGAGGCGGCGGCTCCGGTTACGGCGTGTGTGACGTGGCTGGGTAGGCGGGTGTTTGTGGTTGAAGACGCCGGGGTGTTTTATGAGGGTACGGATAAGGTTGAGGGTGGCTGGTTTACGCAGGGCACGATGTCGTTCTCTGTGGAGGATTTGAAGTCGTCGCTGTATATGCAGGTTAAGTGGCTGCCGTCTACTGCTAGCCCTCTGTATATTGATTTGTCGTTTGATTCGGGGGCTTATGGTCGGTATGCCCGGTTGACGACCAGCGAAACGAGCGTCCGGTCGGATAATTTGAATTTGAACGGCATTAAGTTTTCTCGCGTGAATATGCGAATGGTTTTACTGCGCTGCCCCACCGACGCGACAAAGGGGCCGATCCCTACCCGCTGGGAGTTGCGTGCTTTCCCGGTGAAGGGGAAGGCGTCCCGGTGGGATGTGCCGGTGATCCTCGCTGACGAGGTGGACATTAACGGCATGATTGAGGCCCGGAACCCTGTAGCGGATAAGAACGGTCTGCTGGCTTTGATTGAGCAGGGGACGGTGTTCCAGTATCAGGAATCGGGGCAGGCGTATCAGGTGCTGGCTCGGGAGTTTCTGTGGCAGCCGGAGCGGCTGAGTACCACGGGTAACGGCTGGCAGGGTACTCTTTTGATGGTTCTAGAGGAGGTCATGTAGATGAGGCGTCAGTATGCTGGTGGGGCTAAGCCTGCCTATCTGACCGCTAATCTTGGCGGTACTACGGGGGACCTCACGATCACGTGTGATGACCTGTCTAACTGGCCTACGGGCTCGGTGGGGCCGTTCTATGTAGTAATTGATAGGGGTCTGGCAGCGGAGGAGAAGATCCTCTGTGTTTCCCGTGCCTCTAATGTCCTGACTGTCTATAACTCTGGTGGGGTTAATGGCCGGGGTGCTGACGGGACGACGCTGATTTCTCATTCCAGTAACGCTGAGATTGAGCATGTTTTTACCGCTACGGACGCCGATGAGGCTAACGCGCATGTTAATGCCAATAGTGGTGTGCATGGGGTGACGGGTAGCGTGGTGGGCACTACGGACACACAGACGTTGACGAATAAGACCCTTAATGGGGCTACACTTGCAGGGAATATTTCATTTACTGGTACAACTGAGGGGCTAGAACTTACTAGTCCTTTTCTTCTGATGGGAGCGTAGGCAGATGCCTCAGGTTTATAAGCAACTCGCGGCTGCTGCCGGTAACGGCACCATCGGTACTGCCGCTAATCTGTATTCCGCTAGCGGTACGGCTAGCACGTCCACGATCATTTCTAGCATCGTGATTTGTAATACGTCGTCGTCTTCAGCGACGTACACGATTGCTATCAACACGGCTTCCGCTACGTATGCTACGGGCCGGTATGTGGTGTATCAGGCGACGATTGCTGGGAATGACACGGTGGCTCTGACGCTGGGTCTGACGATGGATCCGACGAACCGTTACCTGAATGTGTCGTCGTCAGCGAACACGGTGAACTTCTCGGTGTACGGAGTGGAGAACTCCTAATGACAATCTCGCGTATCAAGGCGAGCAGTAACGTCAACGGCCTGTATCCGGGCAACTTCACGAACACGGAGACTGGTTCCGGTAGCGGCTACAAGTACGTCACGTTCACGGCAAGCGGGACGTTGACTGTTGATGTACCGGGACTGTTCCAAGTGCTTGTTGTCGGCGGTGGCGGTGGAGGAGGAAAGAATCCAACAGGCGATCAGGATGGCGCTGGTGGTGGTGGCGCTGGGGGCATCCTTTCTGCATCTTCTGTGTATTTTGAAAGTGGAAGTCACACCGTTGTCGTGGGCGCTGGAGGGGCAGGTGCCAATCCTTCAACGAATGATTCTGCGTCGCAAAATGGCAGCGCATCAAGAGTAGGTCCGTATTACGGCGTCGGAGGCGGTCGCGGTGGTAGTGGGCCAAGCCTAGGTGGAGCAGGCGGATCTGGCGGGGGTGGCATTTCTGGGCGCAGTGGCGGTAGTGGAATGTCAGGACAAGGAAACAGCGGCGGAACTGCATCTGGCAACTATCTAGGTGGTGGTGGTGGTGGTGGTGGCGCTGGCGCTGCGGGAACCGCTGGCTCTGGCTACAACGGGGGTGCTGGGGGTTCTGGTTCAGCCGACTCAATCACAGGATCGTCAGTAACTCGGGGCGGCGGAGGCGGCGGAGGCGCAGGTAACTCTGGTAGCGCTGGCTCTGGCGGTTCTGGTGGCGGCGGCGCTGGAGGAACATGGTCGGGTGGCAATGGGACTGCTGCTACCGCTAATACGGGCGGCGGTGGCGGTGGCGGTGGTGCTTCGTCAACTACTGGCGGTAATGGTGCTGCTGGCGGCAGTGGCATTGTCATCGTTCGAGTGAACTACTAGGAGCGAATGTGAGCATCCAGAAACTCTCCACTACTACGGGCGCTGGTTCTACCGCTCCTTCTGCTGGTCGTTTCGCGCAGACTTCGGGTGGCACGATCACGACGTACACCAGCGGTGGTGTGACGTATCAGGTGCAGACGTTTACTTCGTCTGGCACTTTGACGGTGAACTCGTCTGGTGTGGTCGATGTGCTTGTCGTTGGTGGCGGCGGCTCCGGTTACGCGGGAGGCACTCTTGACACAGGAGGCGGCGCAGGTGGCATGGTGTTCAAGACTGGCTATTTCCTAGAGGCTGGTTCCTACGCTGTGACTGTTGGTGCTGGAGGCGCAGCCAACTCTTTTCCCGGTGCTTCTTCTCGTCTTGACGGTATTTACGCTATGGGTGGCGGATATGGGGCTGTTGCTGGAGCCAATCTTCGTGGAGGTGTTGGCGGTTCTGGCGGTGGTGGTAACAGTATTCTTGCCAACTCTTTTATAGCAGGCCAAGGAAACTCTGGTTCTACCGATGTAAGTAGTTATGCTAACGGTGGCGGCGCTGGCGGGTCAGCAACCGGAGGTGCCACTGGACCCGCTGGACCAGGTTTAGCAAATAGCATTACTGGTTCTTCCGTGACGTATGCCGCTGGTGCTCTTGCTACTGCAGGATCAGGTACCGCTAATACTGGTAACGGTGGAGGTCGTTCTGGCGCTGGCGGTAGCGGTGTTGTCATCGTTCGCACGATCATCAGCGGCTCAGCGGCTGGTGTAGCGGCGAGTGGTGGTACGGAGACGACGTACACGGGTGATGGGTCGAATGGTGTGTCTGGTCAGGCGTACAAGGTTCACTCGTTCACGTCGAGTTCTAGCCTCTCGGTGGCTGCGCCGGGGTTCGTGGATGTACTTGCGGTCGGTGGGGGCGGGGGCGGTAATCGTCGCGGTGGCGGTGGAGGCGCTGGCGGACATTTGGAAGTAACGAGTGTCTATCTCTCTGCGGGCTCCTTTACTGTGACTGTCGGCGCTGGCGGCACAGGCGGAACGACAACAGCCGACGCAGATAACGGCAACACATCACGCCTAGGGAAAGTGGCGTTCGCTGTTGGCGGTGGCGCTGGCGGTGGCGGTGTCTCTCCGGGAACTGGATTCACTGGTGGGTCGGGAGGAGGTGCGGCGGCTGGCTTTGTCGGCTCCGCTCGTTCTGGTGGTAGTTCTACTCCTGACCAAGGCAACAACGGCGGCTCTAACGGATCTACTGATCTTGCTGGCGGCGGTGGTGGCGCTGGTGCCGCTGGTGGCGTTGCGACTGCGAGCCAAGCAGGAAATGGTGGTGCTGGGCTAGCCAACTCCTACACCGGCACGTCAGTCACCCGTGCTGGCGGCGGTGGCGGTGGCATTGACGACACAGGCGGTACTGCTGGCTCTGGCGGCTCTGGTGGTGGTGGTGCTGGCGGCGCAACACCCGCTGCCGGAACTGCCAATACTGGCGGTGGTGGTGGTGGCGGCAATATTGGCGTCAACGGGGCAGCAGGTGGCTCTGGCGTTGTCATTATTCGGTACCCGATCTAGGAAGAGAGAATCATGCCTTACGAGAACGCTCACGCAGCGAAGATTGAGAACGGTGTGGTCACGCAGGTCATCGTTATCCCGTTCATGGACGATGATGATGCGAAGGTGACGGCGTACTGCAACAGTATTGGTCTGGATGGGACGTATATTGACACGTCGTACACCGGGAGCCGTCGCGGTAAGTATGCTGGTATAGGCGATATTTGGGATGGGGTGGAGTTCAAGTCCCCGGTCGTGGAGGAGCCCGCTGAGTAACATCATGTTACGAACCGGGTCACGCTCATGGAACCAACAGAATGGGTCAGCCTCATCGGAGGTGTCCTCGGCATCTTCGTGATCATTATTGGTGCGCTCATGTGGTATGTGCGTATCGTGGTGAGGGATGAGGTGTCGAAGGCGACGAAGCCTATTCAGCCGGGGTATCGGAATGGTGGGGAATCGCTCGCTGATGTTGCCCATACTGTTAAGCGGATTGCGGACAAGATTGGATTGGACTAGTGCGCTGGTTTAACCGGGCTCGGAACCGTAAGTGGCTGTATGGGGTGACGGTTGCTGTTCTCGCTGTGCTCGCTGGGTATGGGGTGATCAGTGATGATCAGGTGCCGCTGTGGCTGGCTCTGGTGGGCGCTGTGCTGGGTATTGCGTCTCCTGCTATGGCGCTGGGGCATATGAGTCCTG